ATCGTGTATTGGTGCGTTTCCACCTACCGGAGTATCAAACAGAACTTTGAAGGCAGACATATCTGCTGCACCTATGATAGCTCCCTCGATTGTGGTGCAAGCGCTAAGTACCGCAGCGCGATATGTAGCTACATCACTATCAATCGTTCGATCCCGTTCTGCTTTAGCAATTACTTGCCAATCAGTTGATCGCAAGAGAGTATTCGCAGTGGATTTAGATTTCTTGATCCAGACAGTTTTCAGTCCGTCTTCTATCGTTCCATCGTCTCTACTCGTATCCGCAAGAGACTTTTCGGTCTGGTTATAACTCAGGTCTTCATTCTGTGACCAAGTATAAAACCGACTGTCGGGCTGAAGGTCTGGCGTGAACTCGGTAAGGCCCATTGACGCTTTATATTCTGAAGTCCAAATTTCCCAGTTGCTTGGGTGAGTTACGCCGTCTTGCGACCACGAGCGACCACCTTGAATAATTTGACCATCACTTGTTTTAAAAAACATTGTCTTTCCTTTAAGCTGGCCCCCAAGAAGCACAGCACAGTGAGCCTTGGTGTGTTGTTTTGCTTGGAGTAGATGATACTGTTATCCCCGATTGAGCAGCAGTAAATACTTTATGTGATCCTGATCCCGCTTGATACCCTTTGAAATTAAGATCAAAATCCTCAGTCAATCCTGCCCAAGTATGAGTTGCAGCACTACCACCTGCACTATCTGTAGAACAAGCAATAGCGCCCCCAATTGCCGGAACATCTAGTGTAGTTGTATAAGCTGTATTGCCGGGATATTGTGTATTACTACCCGTATCATCGGCAGTGGTATTGGCATCATATACCGCCCAGACAGCAATATAAGCACCATTGGCATTACGATCAAACTCCATTACGATGTCACCCGACGTTCCTGAACTTACTACTGCTCCCCAAAGTGCCACATGCGTTTGATCATATGCGGTTGCCTGAGCAATTATGCTCGCTGTTACTCCAGCAATAGTAAATGAAGTAGCAGCAGCAGTACCACTACCTCCTCCTGCATTACCATTACCTACAACAACCAATCGTCCGGTGGCTGCTGTACCAATCGACTGGCTAGAAAATGTATAGTCGGTAGTTTCAGTTGTATCAGCCGCAGTTCCTATAAAAGAAATAGTAACTGGTGTCGCCGCAGGACTAGCGAACCACTGTGAACCAAACATAGTCATTAGCGCTAAGCCCCAGACAGTGCTAGTTGAACTGCACCGATCAATATCGAGTCAGCAGCAGAGACAAAGTCAATACAAAATTCTGGTTGGCACTGTAATCCAATGTGACAGATCCAGTAGTAGATGTATCCGTATCCGTATTTCCTAGTAAAATCTTACCCGCAGTAAGTTTGCCAGCCACTGTAACATCGGTGCCACCCGTAGGGATTTCTATAACATCAGCGTCAGCATCATTTTTAATAGTTACGTCGTTGGTGGAGCCTTGTCCTGTAAGTATTAAGCCTTCAGCAGCAGTGTATCCCATCGCAGCGGCATCATCGGCAGCAGTATCACCATCAGCATTTAATGTCCCAGCGGTAAGATCGCCAACAATATCGACATTTGTAGTACCTGTAGGTATGCCAAGAACTGTAGCATCTGCATCGTTCACAAGGGTCACATCATTGGTGCTTCCCTGACCTGTTATGATAGCCCCCAGCACGCTGGTATAACCAAAAGCAGCATTATCACTGGCAGAAGTATCTCCAGCGGGTTCAACTGTTCCGGTTGCAGTAACATTCCCAGTCGCAGCCACGCCACTACTGGCAGTGAGAGCGCCACCAACCGTAAGAGCGCCATCAATGGCCCCAGCCCCAGTGACTTCTAGAGTGCCTACTTGTAAATCAGCTAATGCGTCCGTTACAACCGCACCACTCCCAGCACCATCACAATAAATAATGGCATTTTTTCCATTTTGTATGGTGACAGAGGCCCCTGCTCCACTTCCTTGTTTCATAAGTAATGAATACGGTCCGCTTGAGCCAGTATCGGTGGTCGCATTTTCAATGATAAACCAAGCCGTAGTAGTATCTGGAGCAATGGTGACCGTGCAGTTCTGAGCTAACGATCCCGTAAATTTGATAACCCGGAACATACCATCTTGAAGATTTTCCGTCCCAGTTCCGGGAGAAGCCTCTCGAACAGTAAGGGTCGCTGTTGAAGCATCTGATAAAGCAACCGCCTTATATGCAGCAATCCGATCTAAAATATCAAAGTTAAAGTTAGTAGTATCACCCCAAGTGCCGGTTTGATCCCCAGCAGCCATCTCTTCGATGCCGAAATTTGTAGTATATGATGAAGCCATGTCTTTACCTTATGCCGCTATTTGAACCCAGTTAGCGTCTTGTGTCGTGTCAATCACACTCCATACATTTGGCGTTGCTACAAGTCCTTGTGCCTCAACTCCCGTAACAACAAACGAAACACCCTTTCCAATATCCCCTATTGCCCCAGCCGCTTCAACACCAGTAACCCCAAAAATAAGCTCGGTGACTACAGATTCAGAGCCTAAAGCTCCAGCCGCTTCAACCCCTGTAGCCGAGACATTAACCTCTGCAATTACCGTAACAGTGCCAATGGCACTTGCAGCCTCAACTCCGGTAACTTCCTCTGTTGTGTCAACAACAACTGAAACAGAACTTATTGCTCCGGCTGCCTGAACTCCAGTAACCGCTAATGGGGCTGGTTGGCTCCAAGGGCCGCTACTCCAGGTTTCTCGGCTCCAACCGTATAACAGGGCCACTTCGTTACTCTTACGCTATACGAATAACTGCGTTGTTGGCGTCATTCGCAGGATACTGGATCGTAAAATCCCCTGCACTCGATGATTTATCTCCACCAAAGTCCAAGACACAAACACTGGGATAGGCCGCATGATTGACCGTTGCGCCCGTTCCTGCTGTGCTTAACGTGGAATTATAAATAACCGCACATCTAGCATTTGATATAGTGGAAGTAGACCAAGTCGTGTCTGCGAAATCCAGAAAGGCCGTGGGAACAGAGGAACTATTATCCGAAAGACCTAAAGTCACACTGGCAAGGGCTTCTCCACCCGCTGAATAAGCAGTCCCGCTTACTTCATTCGTAGTGCTGTAGCCCGTCAAATCCTCATTGGCATCTGTACGACTGGACGTAAACATCGCAATTTTAAAGGTATCTGCTGAAATACCAGAAGACCCCGTTCGAGTGTGGTCTAACCAGAAGTGGATACCTACTGTGATTTCTTTTTTGTATGTACCGCACATGGCTTGATTGATAGCCATTTCACAATCTCCTTATGATATCAGCCATGTCCGCATGACCCTGTTTCTTGAGCAATGCCCAAATAGTTGTTCTTTCGCTCTTTGCCATCTGCTTCAAGTAATAAACTATTATATCCCGAATATTATTTCTATAAGCAACTGCTTGATCTTTTATAGGAGGCGGAGCTTTCTCATTAATCACCATTATTTTATTCATAGCCATATCGGCTATTTGTTCGGGACTATGACCTGTGTTATTGGAAGTAAATACTTGAACTTGTCCCACATCTCCTTGACCATTGGCTTGAAACATTAAGTAACTTCCCTTCTCACTCGATCCTGACGATATTCCTCACTTGTTTGCTGGCCCTCTCCTAATCTCTTTAAGCCCTGAAGAGATTCAAAGTACCTGTTATTATAAAAAGTCAGAAGATCTTGCTCCCCTTTCATAAAGGTATATGCCTCTACCAAACTGCCATACAACATAGCTAATTCTGCATTATCTCCGAGCCAACTTGTACCATCTGATGTAGCGGTGATAGAAGTGGGGCGGAAGAAATAATGGAGTTCCATAGTCAAGGCATCATTAGGGGTAGGGGCCAGCAAAAAAGTTGTGTCATTCCAATCGCCGTAATAAAGAGGAACCCCTGTGGTGGCTGGATTAGGTGTAAAATCCTGTAAAAAAGTGACGTGTTTGTATAATAAAAACTCATTACTTGAATCGTTCACTACACTCAATGAAAAAGGAGCTAAAAAATCACTTGGTTTGGACAGGAATTTAGTAGAAGCGGACGTAGTTCCCTGAGAGTTCCTTCTAAATACATCTAATTGTACTTCTTTTAAGATGCGTTCTTCAGTATTCAAGATAAATCGAGTCAGATTATTCGTAAAAGTCGTTTCCGAATTATCTGTATAATCCTGAATTGCCGTTTTTAAAGTTGCAAATGTAAAAGCCATGTTAAGGACTCACTGTTATGGGGCCAGCCGAAGCTTCACCACCCCCACCTTTTCCAGCAGCTCCTGATACTTCTGAAGAACCACTATCACTAACATCAAAGGTATAAAAATCAGAATCTACTTTAGTTACAGAATATCCTGCTGCTGCTTCTATGACACTCGAAGTAAACCCATTAGTACCATCCGCAGCCCTTCCAAAACCATCTACCTTTCTAAATCGTACCGTATCTCCTGTAGACCGATTATGGCCGGGACTAAAAACTTTAACTACACTGGAAGCAGCCGCTTCTGAAATAAAAGAATTAAACCCAAGAAGAACTTCAACAGCCGGTTCTGTTCTATCTGGACGTGCGTTACGCAAAGCTTGCGGATCCGCCATAAATTTTGGGGTGTCTAATTGTGGTTGTTTAGATTCCCACTCGTCATTCCCCACCAGAAAACCAGTCCATTCTTTTCTCATGTTCCTTAATTTATAGGCAACCCCAGACCTATCTGAAATTCCCAATGCATGTTTTTCGGAAGCATAACGGGCCATTATCCGACCGCCCTTAAAGAAGAAGCTGTAGGAACAAGTGTAAGAGGCACACGATCTTGATCTTCAGTAGCTGCTCTTACAAATTCTTCTTCATAAATAGATTTAAGAAGTTGTACACGCTCGGGTGCCTTTTTCATCGCTAAGTAATAAGCCAGCCCTGCTGAAAGACAGGGGTAAAAACGCCAGGGAACCTCTACTGTATTAACAGAGGCATCCGCGTCATCAATACGCACGATCCTGTCATAAATAATTTGATCCGTACTATTTTCCGGAGAAGGCCAAATACGATAAACCGGAGTTATCAAACGATCCACATAATATTGAATAACGCGCCCTGTTGTCGTTTTATCGGGTATGCGAAGATAATCGTCTCTTCCGATTCTGTTGATGGTTATATCAGTGCTGTCTCGTCGTACTACAGCCGATAAAATATCCACAGAAGATTGAACATCACTTAGCGACGGAACAGAGCTGACTGTCGTAGTGGCACCACTAGAAGAACCAGTAATAGTTTCCGCCGCCGTAAAGGTTCCCGAGGGAACCGTTATGGTCATAGTGGTAGAAAGAGGTTTCGTTATTACTGAAGCGGTGACGGAACTACTTCCTCCGGTAATCGTTTCACCGACAGTGAAACTGCTGCTATCTGCTACCGTTAAAGTAATAGTTCCTAGTGGATATTCAGTGATACCGGAAGCAACCGTTTGGGTCACTTCAGCTACCGTCCACAGATTTAATCCTCTATTAGCCCAGTCCGCGAATAAAAGATTTAGTGATCTCCGTGCAGTCCGAGCATCATAACCCGTTCTTAACTGTAAACCACACCGCTCAAATGCTTCCTCTATATATTCAGCTACATCAGGCTCGAAGTTTTTTGATCCAGAAAGAGCCATAAAAACAAACTCCTATTATCCCACAAAAAGAGATTTTATTGCCATGGCTAATTGACCAAGAATCAAAAAACCTACCCCCCAAAGAACTCTATTAATTCCATCAATCGACTTTTGTATGTGAAATAAATCATTCTTTTTTAGGGAGTCCACTTTTTGAGCTATCAATTTAAGATCGCCCCGAATTTGAACTATATCCAGTTCATTCTTGCGATCCAGCTCCACCATCGGTTAGTACTCTTTAATACAGTACAAAGTAACGGAATAAGTATCTCCGCTAGTATGACCCACTGTAGTAAATTGGATATCCCCTGTTTTGCCGCTTCCAGCATAATTAGGCAAACCGCTGATGTCGGAAAAATCCAATGTATCCGAATAATCAGCAGGAAGTTCCAATGCGATTACATCAGTAGTCGCATCCCAAAGAATTTTTACACCCATACCTACATTTGAAAAAACCACTTTTTCTAATCGAACTCCGGTACAGGTATCCAGATTGGGACTCTGAGATAAGGCAGATACATCCACTTTTGTTACAGCAGCTTCTCCACCCCCATCACTGGTATCAGTACAATAAATGACAGCTTTTCTTGGGCCGTCTATTATTGTGGTTGTCGCTACAGCATCAGCCATGTGACTCTCCTATAAAGCAAGGAGTTAGGGGGTAATCGCCCCCTAATCCAAATCAATTAATAACTAACGCCACGATCTTGTGCGACCATAATGTAGTCAATACTCATTGACTTTGTACCAGTGGCATCACCAGAAACTTCCGCAGCCGCTTGCGTCATATTGGCTGTCGGAACATTCGTAGTATGAGTTCCTACAAGGGTCCGGTTGATATAGAACTTTACCTTATCGGTTGTCGTTCCTTTTGTAGCCACAAAACTAACCGTAACATCTGTCGCGTCAGAAAGATCATATGTAGTTCCTGACAAAGTCGTATCGGTTTCACTGTCGCTTGATTCAGTGATTAAATGAGGAGTCGCATCTCCATCATCAATTTGGAAACCAATCCTGTTCGACGCAGTGAAAATAGCTTCTGGATTTGTTGCAAAGTTTTCACAAACCCCAATGAACATATCCATCTGGTCTACGTCAGACATTTGGAAACGAGCTTCAAAATAAAGCCTTTGCCCCGCTGTTGAAGGAAGTCCCCAGATTTCATTTCCTTGAATAGAGCTGCCGTCATTATCCGTAGTTGCCGCAGAAGTAAGATCAACTACTCCATTTAAGGCATCCGCCTGTAAAGCTACCGTAGCACTGGAATCTTTTACAACGGTCCAGTCATTGGTGGCATCCAAGAGAATACCCGTGAAGTCGTCCATGAACCGAGTTTGATCCGGCCATGCACCAATATTAAGATTTTCGAGAGTAGGTCGAGCCGCTGAAAAGAGAACTGGACCTGAAAAATGTGTGTTCGCCATAACAAGTACCTCCTTACGAGAGGGTTTGCCCTAGAGTCTTCGTAAGCGTCTGCTGGGCCAGTCGCTAGGGCTGTTATATCCCAGAAAAGAAGGGAAGGGGCGAACCCCTTCCCTGCATTTCATTACGCTCCGGGTGAACCGAAGATACCGCGAGGATCAGACCAGCCAAACGCATAGCGTTCGCGAGCCTTGTACCTCACATTTCCTGTGTCAAAGTCGCCTTCCATGGAAGTTCTAATCGGAGTTCGATTAAAACCTTTCACTCCATTTGGGGCATCCGTTTTGATGAACCAAGCATCAGTGTCCGTTAGATAGTGGTTAACGGCATAGCCCTCCGGAACCATTCCCATGTTCCGAATAGCATTGATGTCGTTGTCCGCTGTCCCAGGACGAAGCGTCGATTCAAGTAAACGATCCGTAGTAAACTGAAGTTCCTTTGGAATTATCAGTTTCATACCTTTTACGGCAACCTTCAGACCACGCTCATCGACAAATCCCGCGATATCAATAAGAGCCTGTTCTAAACTGGTCTCATTCAAATCGGCGGCTGTCGAAAGCTCGTTCCGGAAAGTATTACCGTTGGCTAGTGTATGAGCCGTGGAACAAAGTTCCAGCCCATCACCACCCGTATAGGTACTGTCAAATGCATTGTTAAGAACCGCTGCACCTTTGACCTCTTTGGTCTGGCTCATGCTTCTTGCCAAAGCCCGTGTATACCGACCAGCCAATCGATCATAAAGATTATCTTCGATTGCCTCTTCAGTAATGGAGAATGCAAGTGCAATTGTCTCCATTGTATAACGAGCAGTGTAGACTTCTTGTGCGTCATCATAAGTGATGGCCGTACCTTCAGTCTTCGTTGGCGCTGAACCAAAGCCACTCAGCATGACCTCTTCTTCAAAAGCACGATCAGAGTTCTCCATATTGAAGATATCTTCGTACTCTCTTCCGTATTGGTCATATTCCAAGCCAAACAAGGCATTAAGGCCGGGTTCCAACTCTTTGACTAGTTGCGCTCTACTAATAGCCATTAGTCAGCCCTCCTATATGCCAGTGGTTGAAACAGTACCAGCAGCAGCCGCACCATTGGGGCTGTGATAGTGATTGTTCAACCGTACCAAAACGCCAATACCAGCAGCACTGAAATCTTGATTAGACGCATCATCAACCCACCCCAATATCCTTAAATTCAAGGTATTGGTAGTGTTGATTGTAGAAACGCCCAATGTAGCAGATGACATACCAGTAGTAGTACTTCCACTGGTAGCTGTGGCAAAGGCTGCGTTTGCAAATACACCGGCTCTCGCCGTTGCCTTACTTGTCCATGTGGCATCCGTTGCAATCGTAAAGATTTGTAGTGGGTCATCTGCGACCCAAGCCTTCACTGGATGATTGCTATCAGCCCCAGAACCGGGCCAATGCATAGACCAAATGGGTTTTCCAGTAGTGCTAGAGACGTATTCACAACCCATGAAAGCACCAAGCAAACCAACAGACCCACCAGCGGCATCACCTGTTAAGTCGATATATCCCGTACTTAGGGGTATAACAGGTTGACCTTGATAAAGAACGTTAGTATTGCCGTTGGCAATTTCATACATTGTATAGCCACTAACACCAGTGGAGTTGGAGTTCTGGCCCATCTTAGCGACAGGTCTTAAACCCCACGATCCATTGAGATTAGCCATACCATTTGCTCCTCAAAGCAATTGTTGAATTAAAACAGTAGTTCCTAAGCTTCTGCTTTAGGACCACCAAACGTAACACGCGATTGACGTTCAGGCTTCTGAATAGCCATCGAATGATGCTGCGTTTCCTTTAGAAGATCGTTATCGACCGCTTGCATAGCTTCCGAATTTTGCTGCTGGAAGTAACTTGTACGATCATCCACAATCTCTATAGGAATACGGGCTAGTAACAATCCTCCGACACCAAAAACTCCTTCGTACTTTCCGCTATCCATCGTAGGAGCTTCAAAATCAGGGTATTCTTCTTTACGGACCAATTCCCACCCTTCTCGCATACGGGCAGAGATATTTTTCCGGTCATCAAATCCCCTCACTTCAGCCCTGATCCAGCGGTGAGCATAACCTTCTGGGGGTGGAGGTGCGTCTAACATAGACGGTGGTTGCCAAGGTTTACGGCGTGGTTTAGCCGCCCTAGTCTTAGCAGCGCGGGGAGTGCGATCAACTTTTTGTTCAGTCATGTCGTTCTCCATCAGCGTTTGTATTTCGCGTACTCGTTAAGTGGCACTCCAAGTTTATTGGCTATCGCAACTTCACTAGGAGAGAGTTTTACTGTTTTGCGTCCAGAATTGCTGGAACGAACGGCAGAGGCAACGGCCTGTTGGGGGCGTCGTCCTTCTGGTACTGAGGCGGCTTGTTCCACAACAACTTCACTGTTGAACTTATGCGGAAAAGCCTCTCGAACTCTTTTATCAATCTCAGCATAGTATTCAGGAGTAGTGGTGTCAAAGCCTTCCTCTTCCACTAAAGTCCTATGAATACCAAATGCTGCAAAAGTCATGGCGTCGTCTTCCCCAAACCACTTGTTCTTGGATGCCCAATCTTCTGC